TGAATGCTTCGTTACGTTTAGACCCATCAGGGCTACCCTTGGCACCCTGTTGACCAAAACGAATAGTCTTAACTTTGTCACCAACCTTAGCCACAACAACGTGTGACTTAGTCTTGTGACTTGGGGTAGCCTTAGGTTTGTTATAACCTGACACCCCTGCATTCTTAAGTCTTGAGTCTTTCTCTTTTGCCATCATAACTTTCCTTGTTGTTTAGCTACTAAGTAGGCTACAAGAATTAAACCTGCTACACCTGAAAGGAATAGTAGAATACCAATGGTCCAGTTAATACAGTTGTCAATAAACTCTTGCTTCTTGTACACCAGTTCCCGTTGTTCCTTACGCATCCTAGCCTCAGTACGTACAATCTCATCCCATGCGGATGGTCCATGAACGAATGAGATATAGCTACGTAATTCCTCACGCATTTCCTTAGCCTGTTGTTTACATGCCCAAGCCTCTAGAGCCTGGCTCTGTGTGTCAGAGAACATCTTATACATGGGTGGCTTAGATGCTTTCTCATGGGCATAGTCCAAGTCAGACACAGCCTTTGACCACTGCTGTAACTGTGAACCCATAGAGGAGATTTCCTTACCTACCTCAAAGCCTTTCTTAATGGCTTTATATGCTGTACTCGCAGCTGCTATACATGTAATAGGGTCCATTACCGAGGGTCTCTTTTGTCAGTCACTCTCTCCATCATAACTCTGATAGACTTGATGTTCTCGTCAATACGAGCTAGAGTAAGGGCCTGAGATTGTACTACGTCCTCTAAGGAACTCAGGCGTACTTCCTGTCTTACCAGTTCTTTCTCGTTGTTCTTGATTGTGTTATCCAGTGACGACACATACCAAACCAATGAGATAGTTTGTAGGAAGATAGCAATGACAAAGGTTAGAGGGACAGATTTAGATAGGTGCCATTCAGTTGTATTATCCACGGTATCTTCCTAATGTTATTGTTTTCAAGAAGCCTCTCCAGATTTCCTGAGGGGACGGTAGTACCCAACCCAAGATAAGAAGAAGGATTACCCACATAGGGATGTCTTGGTTCATCACTGTTAGCTTGTCCACAGGGCCACTGGGAGCAACCCCTGAGTTCACTGTATCAGCTTTGATGATGTCACCTACCTGAGCACCTGTCTGGTTGTTCTCAGCCCCTGCCTGTACGTTAGCTGCTATGTTAGGGCCACCACCACCACCTGTCAGCAGTGACATGGGATTGAGACAACCACCTAGGAAAAGAGAGAGGACTAAGGCTAGAGTAAGTCTCATTCTAGCTTCCCTAGGTTTATCTCAACCTTACGTCCTGTGTCTCTGGAGTCATCTTCGTAATCTCTACTACCAAACAAGAAAGATAAGTTCCTTGCCATTTGGTAATCAGATGGGCTGTTCCTTATGGTATCCATCAGAGCTTCAGTGAAAGAAATATCTGACTTCTCAAACTCATCAGCTGACAGGGTTTTGTACCTACCGTCAGCACCCTTACCTTCGCCATAGAATGCCCAGCTATTAAAGTCGTACTGGTCTTCAACCTTGATGTTACCGTCCTGATCCACTCTGATCATAGCTTCACCAAGTGTCATCTTAACCTCGTCTGCGGGGGATAGGTCAGATAGTTTATCAAGTAGACCAGCCGTGTCCTTGTTAGACCCACTGACAAACCTAGCCGACATCTTAGCCCCGTAATTGTTAAAGTCTTCGTAGTCTATCTTCAGGCTGTCACCAGGCTTGAGGTTGTTGTCTATTGTCATCTGACGAAGGATACCTGTGGCTTCCTCAGAGAAGTTTTTTTCTGTAATCTTACGACCTAGAGCAGGTACAAAGATGTCATCTAACATCATTGCAATAGGGGTAGACTTCAAAGCCTTCAAACCCTTGTCAGCTAAAACAGCATTAGATCTTACTGCTTTTCCTACTCGTGTCATTTTGGTACCCTCAGGCACATCACCAGGATTAACGATAGAAGAATCCATATTGTTTATAGTATTGAAAGCAGCCCCTGCTACCTGCTGCCCCATATCAACAGCACTATCAACTACCTGACCAACGGTACTAGCTACATCAGTTGCAGCCTCTACTAGAACACCTGTGTTCCAACTACTCCTTGTCTTCTCTGTCGTTAAAGGTTTACCAAACTTAGAAAAGTCTAATCCTGCCATGTCGTTCTCCTAACCCTTAAGGCTTCTTGTAAGTCTTGCCATCGGAAGGGTCTACAAATGTAGCCCCAGAGGCTAATGAAGAGAAGTCAGCTTCTCCTTTAACAGGAGCAGGAGAGGTACTACCTCCCTCACCCCCTTGCAAGATGTCAATGATACGGTTACCAAAGGCTAGTTCGTTACCGAAGGTTGTTGAGTTAGCCCCTTTGTCTACGATACCCCTGGAGTTAGTTGTACCGTGAGGTGCCACCATACGGGCAGGTAGACTACCAAATGCGTTAGAGTATATCTGAGAAAACTCTTCCATGTTCTCGTTGATAATCTTTTCCATTGCAACGTCTTGCTGGAAGAAAGGTTCTACGTGAATAGTATTTGAAACACCACGTTTGTTCTCACTCGTGGTTTTAACACCACGGTTTTTATACCCGTCATATCCGTATTTAGCTGCGAAATCTACGACAAGTTGGTTAAAGTTTTCAGCAGCTGCTCTGGTCTCTGCTGAGGCGTTGTCAGGAATGATAACCTCTGTACCTTTAGCACCTTTAAAGGAGTTAAAGTCCAGTGAAATGTTGTTCATCTGTGCAGTAGGTTCATATTCTGCACGAGTTCCTTTGACAATCTGTAGGACAGAACCACTTGGTGGGGATACCTGTTCAATTTGAGGTTCCTCTGGTGTATCTTGTTCCATCCTCTTACCTAACGAGGAGAAATCAAGACCGTTTACTACTGGTTTAGAACTTACCTTTTGAGGTGAAACTGTCATCAAGTTTGAGTAAGTGGTTTGGTCCATGACACCAGTACGAGGTAGGCCAGCTTGTTCTTGAAAGTTTTGAATAGCTGTCTCAGTCTTAATACCGAAGGCCCCATCAGGACTACCCACAGATTCAAAACCCTTGCTTAGTAGAGCCTTCTGTATGTTTAAAACATCGTCATTTACGTCACCCCTTTTTACCTTACCTCCAAACCTTTCCAAGTTTCTTACGTCAGCTGTGATATTTAAGTTAACCATATCAGCCTCTCTCTCCCTTTTTTTGATAGGCCAAGCCATCAGAAGGATTAATAAACCAAGCATCAAGAGGGATCTTGTCAAAGTCTTCTTCCGTTTCAATTGTAAATGCGACATCAGGAGAGGTACCTTGCTTACCTAGTTCAGTTTTAGTTATCGAATTGGTTACTACTTCTACAGATTCATTAGCAAGTTCTTGGTTTCCACGAAGCATAGCTGTATCGTCTTTGTAAAAAGTGGCTAACTTCTCTAGGTTCCCTAGTTTATTATCAATCATCTTTAAGTTGTTTGACAACTTAGACACTTTAGCAAAGTCTATACGGAACATATCTTTAAGTAAGTAAGTCTGGCCATTGACGTTGATAGATACATCAGGGTTAGCACCTCTGACAGTTGTCATAGGTAGCTTGACGAAGGCATCTAGACCACCAGCAGCTGCAATCTTACCACTCATAAGCTTCCACCCTGCCTCACCTCCTGGAAGTGAAGCTGCATTCTGGGCAATAAGACTATCGTTAAGTTGAAGCTCTCCATTCGGTCCAACTAAGATAAGATTACCCTCACCAGCACCTGAGTCCAGACGGTTGTTGAGTTCATTTACCTGTCGTAGTCTCTCAGCTGCTAGACCTCCTTGAAGTACATCGTTAGTCTGAGCTGCATTCTGTGGATCAAACTGGTATATCGCCTCAAGGTTCTTAACTACACCGTTGCTTGCAAACACTGACAGTAGTTTCTCACCCAAGATATACTCATCACCTTGGGAAGATACAGCACTACCTGCAACATTCATAGATGTAAGCCAGGCATTACGAGCCTCAGGGTTACTACGTAAGTTGTTGATGTCAGTAGTTGAGGCCGAGCTTGAGAACTTGTCTACAACAGTTTGGTAAGCCTCAGGGTTGTCTTGAACAGTAGGTATATCTAGTTTGGATGGGTTAGAACCAGCTACTTCAGCAACTTTAGGTGCCTTACTTTTATCAAAGATGTCAATAATTTCTTGATTATTACCTGGTCCTGCATTCATAAGAGTACCGATAGCATCAGCTACAGTTTTATTCCCCTCATCTACCTTATTAGCAACAAAAGTCTCATAGAATAGTGCAGGATTTGTTTCTATCATCCCCCTGGCAACTCCGATTGTCAACCGATCAAACTGGTTCCCCTGTAGGATTAATTGAATGTCGTCAGCAGTTTTCCCAGCTTGTCCCTTTGAAACATTTTTTCCTATATCAGCTAGTAGACCTTTCATCTGCTCAATGACACCGTTAATCTCAGGATTAGTTTCATAACCTGCGTACTTAGTGGCGATAAGATTGTTGACAGAAAGCTGCATAGAAGTGTATTCACTCTGCTCTACAATACTGTCACCTAAAGCCTCTTTAACAGACTCGGACAGTATTGAGTAGTCCGAACGAAGGTTATCAAGAAGAGGTGTGGTTTGAACAGCCAGACCTTGAGCCCGTCTCAGGTCTTGCATGTTCTTATTGGCTTCGAGTAGGGCTTTCTCCTCGACCTGACGTAGGACAGCTTGGTCAACAGCCTCAGGGGTAGCCACAACACCTTGAGCCTCAAGTGTTCTCACTGTAGAAGGACGTAGGGTCTTAGCTAACTCACCCTCTAAATCAACTGACTGTTGATACTCTTCGTCTGAACCATAGTCTACACTCTCAAAGATTCTGCCTGACAAAGCTTCATACTGGGTCTGCAAGGTTTCAGGTACATTACCGACTCGACCAACTTTAATACGAGCTGCGGATAACCTACCTTCATATTGTGTCTGGTTAATAGTACCTGACTCTAGGCCCTGCTCTAGAATAGACATCGTTTGTCCAAATGCTTCGTACTTAGCTTGCGCATAGCTAGGTCCACTTGGCGCAGCCTTAGCCTGTGCATTGAAGAAACCACCTGCAATATCACTGATAGCACCAAGGGCTGACCCAGTTGTGTTATCACGTACAGGTTCTCTAGCTTGAACTTGAGTCTGTAGTCTAGGTTGAAATATAGCCATTGTAGTTCCTTACTGTGTGGTTTTACGAAGCTGTTCAGCCTCTAGTCTGCGACCCAGACGTTGCAGTTGTTTTACTCTTTCAAACGTAGTTGTCTCAGCAAAGCCTTTGTAAACCATAACTCTCAGTTTGTCCTGTAGCTCAGGCTCTAGACCTGACATATGACTAATTGAGTAGTTAAGACTTAGCTTGATTTCTTTAGCACGTTCAAAATCTTGGTCATCAAGTGCTCTCCAGTACTTGTTGATACGAGGAGTAATCTCTTTGACGTGTTGACGGTACACTTTGTTTCCATTGTAGATGATGTCTTTAGAATCGTAGACTTGTTGTACTTCTTCTAACGGTACACCGACAGCTGTGAACAAGATGTCAAGGTTGTTATACCTAAAGTCAACCTCACCACCCTTCTTAGACATGTAAGCCTTGTCAACGTACATGCCACGAGCTTTAGCAAAACTATCAATAAACTTGATGTTACGGATTACCTCTAAGGTCTTTTCTTCTATGACAACTTTGTCACCTCTTACGATGGAACCCATCCAAGATGAGAAGTCAAACACAAGATCACCAGCAGCACCACCACCAGCACCTAGTACTACTTCACCGACAGTGCCTTCACGGTAGTTGCGGAAGGTTTGCATGACACCATCACCTAAGCCAACACGACTCGCAGTAGCAACCTCAGGTACGTCATCACCACCAGCCCAAGCAAACAAAGCATCTACACCACCGTTCTTAACTAAACGATAAGTATCAGAACCTGGTTTGATCTGTAGGTCTTCAGGTAGGTAGGAGTTCATAGCCTCAACAGCTGGAGCTTCATTTGAAATACCTATTCCAGTTGTACCCCAGAATGGACCCATCATTACAGCTAACTTGATACGTTCAGATGGAGTTAGATCCTTACCAATAAAGATACCCTCAAATGCTCTGAGCATAAATGAGTAAAACTGAGTAGGTACACGAAGCACACCCTGTTGGATCTGAGCACGACTCATGTTTGTCATGTTAAGTGTGTAGGCTTGCTCTTTGTTTGACACCCAAGTACGAGCTTCCTCTGAGAGTACACTCTTACCTTTGTTAGCTGCTTTCCACTTACGTGCTGCTACACCGAAGGCTGATACACGACTGATCTGTTCCCCTTTGTTAAAGAAGTACATACCCGCATTCATACCCTTTTCCCAAGCCTTGCCAACTTTCTTACCTGTAGCTCTAGTTGAAAGGTTGCTGGATCTTGTTGACGAATTGGTAGGCTTTTGGAAACCCTCAGAGATGTTACTAGGGTCAACCTCATAACGAGCTAAGTCAATAAACAGTTGACGGAGTTCCCGTGCCTCTTCTGTAGAGTACTCGAAAACCTTACCGAATCTTTCAAGGTAAGTCTCAAGAGGTTTACCAGTTAACTCTAGTGAGTTCATTAACTGTTTGCCCATCACGATACCTTTGATACCATCATCTACACCAGCCATAGCAACCATAGGGATAACTTGGACAGACTGTAGGAATGTCTGAAAGGGGTCAAATAAGAATGTCTTCTTAAAACCGTAGTTGTTCAAGAAGTGAGTAGGGTTACCTATGTTAAACTTCTTACCTGTTTGGTCATAGATAAAGTTAGATGCATCTTCTGCAAGACGAGAGACATAACGATCTCCAATACCTTCAGCACCCATACGTAGTTCTACAATACGTTTACGTTCGTAAATCTTACGGGTAATATCATTAGAGTCCTTGTCACCAAGCCACTTACCAATGTTATCATAGTAAGAGTTGTAGTCTTTGTTACTACTACTAGGGTCAGCAATCTGTTTGATCTTCTTACCAATAGAAACCTTAGCTGCTTGGGTATACTTACTGAAGCCTAGTCTTCTGTTGACAGTATTTGTTTGATTCAAGATACTCTTTAGTGGGTTGTCATTAACTGTAGCTGAACCGTTACCGAAGTGAGTGAGTGGGTTGTCGTTACGTTTGTTAGTGAATGTATAAAATTCATCCAATGAGAAGTTCTCAGGTATTGTGGCCTCACCTTGGGCACCTACGAATAGGCTGTCATTTCTTTTCTTGGAAGTAAACTTAAGGCTAGGGCCATCAAGGTCTATCTTATTAGACCTAAACCAAGCCAGTACTTCATCACGAGTTGTAATGCTAGTGTTCCAATCTGAGTTAGCTTCGACTAGCTCATCAGTCAGAGTGTTGTTCTTAGCTGCTTTGTACAGGGTCTCTAACTGATTCACTGCTAGAGCAGAGGATTTAGGTGAGGAAGCTGACAAGACTACGTTGACGGGCTTACCTGCTTCATCAAGAAGAACTACAAACTCAGTAGCTGTAGGGTTTACTCGTGGTCCACCAGCATTATAACCCATTGCGTCTTCGATTTCAAGAGGTTTAACGACATCTGTGTCAACAACATATTTGACACCACCTACGTCCATATCTGTTTCAAAGATATTAGCCACTGGACCATCGTAATCATCCATGGTGAACTTAGCACCTGAGGCTGCATCAATGAACTCAGCACCGTCAGGTAGTACATCTACAGGACGACCAGCTAGGAACATCTGCTCACCGTTGACAACAGTTGAGATACGGCGGTAACCCTTTTTATGTAGAGCCTTGACCATTTCTGTAGCTGTTACAATGTAGTTGAAGTCACTCAAGTCAATGGTAGCTTTGTATGCGTCAATGACTTTTTGTGAAGGAGCCTTACCCTTGTTGTCAGCTTTCCATTTGTCAATGAAGTCGTCAGTAGAATACCAAACACGTTGAGAAGCTAGGTCACCTGACTGTAGTCTTTCTACAATCTCACCAATCTTTTCGAACTCATACCCTGACACAGCACCTAGCTTATCTAGCATTGTCTTTGATAGCTGAGATAGGCGTACTGAACCACTCTCACCACGGTTAGCTAAGTTAGTTAAGGCAGCATTGTCTCGGATGTGAGCACCCGTCAAACCAAGTCTACCAAACACAGAAGCACTGGCACGACTAATCTTTCCCTCTAGGTAATTAAGGAATGACACCTTAGTGTCTGATGTGTAACGCCAAGTCTCTTCGAACTTACCTGTATCAACGAACTCATCAAGGTCAATCGTGTCATCAAAGGAGATCGCCCACTTGTTATTAGCTTCATCAATAGGTACAACGGTAGCCTCAGGTATATCCTTAGCATACTTCTCAGCTGTTCTCTTAGTTACAGGAGCACCTGTCTTAGGGTTACCCATGATTACTGACAACTTACCTGTCGTGTAATCTAGTTTGGTATTAATAAAGGACTTGTTAAGTTTCTTCTCTAAGCCTTCTACCTTCTTAGTAATGAAGGTGTTAAGACTGTCTTTGTCCAATACCTCACCCAGAACTGTTCTTACGTACTCGAAAGCCTCAGTAGCTACCTCATGGGCTGTCTGACTCTTCGCAGCAGACGATGCAAGGGGCCGTACAGGGGCTTCGTCACCTACTAGGTCCACAACACTCAACCCCATGGAACCTAGGTTCTCTGGCTCGTCTGTGCGTCTAGCAATGTTCTCTGCAACTTCAGTAGCAGCCTCAGGACCAGCAATAGCACCAGCACGAGTAGAGGCTGTAGGTGATTTACCCACAGCATTAAGAACCTTAGCTATCTTACGGGATTGGTTTATTGTTGTAGCAGTCTTAACTACACCCTTAGTTGCAAGAGAAGCCAGTGGTACTAGATCAATAGCACCAAGGATTGCATCACCAAGTGCATTGTCATCGTTACCTAACTTAGTAGCTGAAGCTAGTAGCTCTTGGATAGCAAAGGGGTTATCTCCAAAGAGAAAACCTTCTTCAAGGTACTCGTTAATCTTTGTATCAAGAAAGATCTCGAACTCAGGTACTGACATGTCACCAGCAATAGCACGGGCAAACTCAGCATTGACAGAACTAGGTTTAAAGGTTGCTTGTTCGAAGGCACCGATAGGGAAGTTACGTAGGATGTAACGGTCAAACCAGTTAGCCACGGTACCTGCACCTGTCTTAGCTGCATTGTCTTCAATGGCATCCTGAAGCTTCTCTACTGTTAGCTGATACTTGATGGTGGCTCTGTTGGATGCCTCAGTCAGGGCTGGGTTCTTCATAGCTTGGAATGAGTTGTCAAAGAAGTCACCGAGGGTAACCAAGTCAGAACCTTTAGCTGACTGATCAGCAAGATCTAAGGCTGTCTCTTCTACGTTATCATCCATTACGTCTAGGTTACTGATTGTCTCAGTGATACTGTTTGTCACACCTGTTGAGACCTCAGCACGTATGTCTGTGATCTCCTCTGGTAGTTGACCTGTAGCTCCTAGCACTGCTGTATCTCTACGTTCAGTTGCTGAAGCCCTTGGATCAGGTTGTGTAGTCTCGTAGACTACTTCATCGTCACCAAGTACGGTAACATCCTGTTCACCTAAAATAGAAGCCATTATTATTTTACCTTTTCCTTCACTGCCTCAGATGATGCATTAGTGTTAGAAGTGTTGTTAGGATTGTTGAAGGCACCAGCACTGTAAGCACTTGAGAAAGTATTGGTCAGTTTAGCAAACCCTGCAAGTGTCGCAGACTTACTGTTAGCAATACTAATTCTGTCTGACAAACCTGACAACTGGTTAGCTGTTCCTATGTTACCCCCAAGTTGAGATGACAAGGAGGACATACCCCCAGCAAAGCCTGAGCCACCAGCAATACCAAAAGCACCAGCTTGTGCTTGAGACTGTGCTCGTAGTATCTGTTGTTCACGTACAGCCTGACGTTGACTACGACGAGCTTGAACCTGCTGCTGTTGACGTTGAGCCTTAGCTGCTTTCTTCTGTTGGTTCATAGACGAAACCGTGGCGGATGTAGATATGGCTGCGAGTACAAGGGTGGCTATGTTCATTTTATTCTCCTATATATCTGTAGATAGATAAGCCTTCGTGGTACTCAAGGTACTCAAAACCAAGTCTAACCACTAATCTAGCTAATTTTGTATTGTCTGGTTCGAAGGCTATATGTGTCTCAGGATACCCTGACGCCTTAAAGAACTCATCCCAATCTTCAAGCATGAACTTCATTTCTATAAATGTTGAACGATCAAACTTATCTACCACTGGTAAATGAATAGCTACGAGACCCCCGCCGTACTCTAGATGAGCTTCAAAGTTTTCACCCTTAATGCCGTTTAGTCTTTTGTATCGTGGTTGGTTAGAAACGGGTGTTGACTGCATTAAGTATTCCAAAGCCTAGCAATACGAAGTCCTTACCTTGTTCACTCTCGAACCTAAGGCGCATACTACGGCCATGGCCTCTCATCTTTAGTCGTGTGGTTACGACAGTTTCAGGATAGTCCCATGTGCCAAGGCTGGACTCGTTAACAACAGGAGTATACTTCAAACGGTATGCCTGTTGTGGTGACGACGAAGTGTTAGTACGGAAGTCCCAGTATGATGAGACGAGTAGTGACGACTCACGAACTGGTGTATAACCTAGTGTGTCACTGCCTGAGAAACCTGTCTCAGTAGGACGTAGATACACTTGTATATACGGAGCATTCTTCTTGAGGATCAAGTCACCCATAAAGTCATAACCAGCTTCAGCATATGAACTGTAGTTAGAGTCACCCCAGTCTAAGAAGTCAGTACCTGAGAAGAGACCCATTGTCATCTTACCTGTAGCACCGTCATAGACCATCAAGACAATGGCTGCATCAGCTTGTGACAACTCAGTTAAGCTTGAAACAACAACGTCATCCCCTGCTGAGGTAAGCACATCATCACCGTCTAGTGTGATAACATCGTTGTCAACAAAGTTAGATCCGAAGCCAGGGTAGTACTCAGCCCCTAAGATAAAGTCAGGGTTAGTTGCACTATCAGCTACAGTCCACGGGTAGAAAGCTTGTAGGGTTATATCAAGAGTGAGTACTTTATTCTTCTTGTTATTAACTAGCTCACCGTTGTTAGGGTAGAACCAATGTACTCTCTTGTTGGTCTCATCGTATACAGCTGTACACTTCTGACGAGCACTACCATCAATAGCTTCAAAGAAGGTCTGGATTGTACCTATGCTAAGGTTCTGTTCCTGAGCACGACCTGACACCTGATCAAAGTTAAGTGTGTGGATACCGTGCTTAGACCACCAGATAGGTACGCCTTCAACACTGACATAGGAATGAGGATTGTTTAAACCGATCTGAGATACACGAGAGATAGCATACTGAGTAGCTTTGAAGACACCATCAACACCTGTGATCTGCCATACACCGTTCTCAGCAAAGACAAAGATGGAGCTACCGAACACATGGAGCTTCAGGATGTTAGAAGCTTCAGGGATAGAGATAACACCACCGTCAGTATCAAGTAGATCACTGATCTCTTCTGATGTTGGGTCATTCTGTTGGTAACAACGATCAACTTCAGATATGTTGTCCAAGTATTTACTGAACAGTATCTTACCAGTATTCTTTGAACCTGTCAATCCAGCATAGAAGATACGACCAGAGAAAGATGCTACAGCTTTGAATCGGCTGTTCTCATTCTCAGTTGTAATACTTCCAATACCTGATGCTACACTACGGTTCTTAGAGAAGAAGTCAAGGATGAAGTTACCGTTACCTGTTAGGGATGTACCACTAAATACGTTATCCCACTCAGATGCACTGAAGTTACCGTCAGCATCCTTACCTGAATACCAAGGGTGAGTAAGTGCTGGGTAACCTGGATAAGCTGCTAAAGCTGCTGAACCTTTAACACCTGACCAACCTGAGTTAGCAGTGTCATACTGACGGTTAAGGTCAGGGCTGCTGGTTCCTGTACTATAAGTACTTGTGTCACCTAGCCACTCAAAGTCTCTGACACGAGGGGAGATCTGTGTAGTGGAGATCGTGTTAGCATCATCATCGTATTCGATGTAGAACGGTTCGATAGCTTCAGAAGCAATGACAAGATTGCCATTGACGGTATCCATCTGTACTTTAGCTAGACCTGGGCCAACACTACCTGAGAAATTAAATGTATTAAGGTTGACAGAAAAACTCTCTTGGTTGCCTGAGTATGGTTCCGAAGAGGTATTGTAGAAACGTAGAGTTGTACCGTCCTGTACGACAAGGAAGTCAAGACCAGCTACACCAGCTGCATTCTTCCATCTGCCAGTTGTAAAGACAAAGGTGTTATTAACCGTGAAGGTTGAGTTAACATTACTTGTCTCTAGCTTAGCTGCTAGTCTACGACGACGAGAGCCATCTCTCTCAAGGAGGCAGTTAGATTCATCAATGGAAGCATCTTCAGGAAAGGTAAGTTCACCAGCCTCAGTTACTAGACCCTTGATGAACGTGTTTACTACCTTTTGACTTAATCTCTGCGCCATCTTGTTTCTTCCGTTCTTCTCTAGCTTTACTGAAATTATCTCGGCGAACTGTCTTGGATTCTTTCTTATTCCTTAGGTAGAACTCTACAGCTTCCTTAGCTTTTAGGATACTTGAGTACTTACCTTGGAGTTCCTCAGGGTTTTGACCCATCTCGAACTTAATCTCAAAGAAGATAAATCCGTCATTAGCCTTCTGGATTATAATGTCAGTGTTAAGTTTGTCAGTCTTGCAGACACACCTTTGGTTAGGTTTGTCTTCTAGGAATTGAACCATTAGTATCTTCCGTAGTGAGGGCGTTTGTTAGCTCGTTTGGTTTTATACATATCGTTCTGAACGAAGGACTTTAGTCGTCTAGCTGACTGTTCAATCTTAGGGTCAGACCCTGACTTAAACAAAGAGAAGCAAGTAGACTTAGCTTCAGCAAGCATGTAAGGAAGCATGGTGTCATCTAGGTCAGGCTGAAAGTTATCAGCAATAGTGAAGCTTGGGTAGGTGTAACCGAAAGCTCTTGTCTTACTATTCTGGAGTGTTGAGTCAACAGCTGCATCATAAGAGTTCATGACAATATGTTCATCGTCAAAGCTTGTGTAGTACGTAGGGCTACTATCGTTACCGACGTACAGTGTTGTTCCACCCTTCACGTCAGTCACTATAATGTTGTTAGAGGTACCTTGGTTCATACGATCAATGAAGACCATAGGCTCGACAAAGGTAATCTCTCTGTAGCTAGTACCCGTAGTTGCAACGTCATAGTCCACACGGCTTAGCTGACGAGTATTGATAGGGTAAGAGAAATGTGTTGGCTTAGTGCTATCTGACAAAGCTGTAAGTTTAATTAGCTGTCTATGCTCAGGTATATCCCGTGCTGCAATAAGGTTGAAGTAAGTGTCCTGGATGACAGAAGCAATCTGTTCAGCTTCAACTGAGTCACTAATAGAGTTGACACCTTCTGAATCCATATCACTAAGGATTGATTGGACCATTTCTAATAGAGTACGTTTCATTATGTTCTATCCAATACTATAGTAAATCTTAGGATTGTTGAGGTAGATGAACCGCCATCCGTTGTAATAGTAAGAAAAGAGTTGTCTGCAATAGAGTTGTTAGATGAAGGAACTAATGAGTCTACAGCACCAGCTGCTGATCCTGATTGAGCTACAGTTATAGTTCCCATAGATGCGGCAGCTGCATTCTTAACGGTAATGGTAGCATCTGCACTACTAATAGTACCTTCAAGAACTGTTACAACTTTAACAACAGTACCTGCAAATGGTACTGGGATGTGTACGGTTTGACCAGTGGATACACTTACAAAACTACCTGAGAAAGTATCTTGAATTAGTGATGTAGATGCTGTCCATGTTCCTGAACCTGAACCGTTAGCTACGTATACCTTACCTACAGAGGCAGATGCTACACCCTTAGGCTCATGTAGATATGGGTCAGTTAGTGATGAGTGGTTTACGTTAGCCATGTGGGGAGTTCCTTCAGGTATAGGTACTGTATGTACCCTGCATCGGGTAAAGATATTTTACACACATATTGAGAGTGTGTCAAGTACTAAGTGTAGGAAAGGGGCCGAAGCCCCTAACCTTATTTATTTAGACTTCGATATACTCGATGACTAGTTTACCAGCACCAGCTGTGAAAGCAGCAGTGGCTTGTAGAGAACCAACATATGCGTTAGCTGCTCCAACAGTGGCTGTACCACCGACAAGAGCACCGTTACAAGCTACAGCTTTATTAACGGCTAAGTCTGCTACAGCAATTGCTGCGTCGATACCATCGGCATCAATAGCAGCATTGGCTACTGTAAACAAACCAAGACCCAAAGTTGCAGAACCACCAGAAGTGAAGGCAGTGGTAACAACAAAGCTAGCTGATGTAATATAGGCACCAGCTGGGATGAATGCATCGTTAGGTGTTGGTGCAACTTGAGCAGCACCTAACAAAGTCGCATCTGGGATTTCAACAACGAGAACTTTGGTTGCTCCAAGAGCACCCCCGTTGTCTTTTACTGCCCCTTGGTCACCATCGGTGAGTACAAAAAGGCCATCTGAGTTAGTGTAAGACATTATATATCTCCTTATACTGTTGGAGTCGTGATAACACGAACCATGTTTTCAGGGCGGTACAACTTAACACCGTAACGAGCAGTGGTAACAAACTCGTGACGTTGATAGTCTTTGTTATACTCGTAATCTACTTCTGGCTGTTGACGGAATGCACCCACGAATGGATTCACAGTTGAGTCAGCTGAGAAGAACAAGTTAACTTTACCGTTTACTGTGTTGAAAGCATTCGTGGTTGAGTTGTCACGTTCTTTCAATGCTGTGTCAGTTGCTGATGCACAATAGTTAGATGTATAAACATCGAAACCATAGACGTTAGCAATGAAACGCATACCAGTAGCAATACCAGAACTTACAATACCTTCAAACTTAGGGTTGTTAGTTACGGCTGACAGTTGTGACAATGTGTTAATTGTAAACTCAACTGAAGGGTCAACGATAGCAACCATGTTTTGATCAGGCACGTTAGCCATTTTCAATTTCATGCGTGCATAGGCAAAGTCTTCTACTTCGATCTTACCTGCGTTACCACCTGAGAAACGGTGAATACCATCATCAACTAAAGCTTGACCGTTGTTAGCAATACCAGCTTCAGAAGCAAGCATAGTTGTTGTTTCGAAGTGAGCCATGATAGCACGTTCCTGCTCAGGAACAAAACGACTCATCAACTCGTTACCGTAGAAGGTATCCTGCTCAGCTTTCTTAGTCATGTATGTAGCTGAGGACAGATACTTATCGACTGAGAAGGTGAACTCACCTGTGTCAAGTGGACGGTATTCAACTGACGAATCTTCGTTGTAGTTGTCAACCTGTGCTTGACCAATAGATGGGATGTGGAAAGTATTCCCGTCAGGGAAACCCTCAAGCATACGGACGTACCGTTGTGCCATCATCTCATCACGCAAAATCTCCTTAAGCTCGTTAGACCAGACCTCGGTACGAGTAAGAAGGGTAGAATTAGCTGTATTCATACCAGACATATTATTTCTCCATTAGATTCCAAATTTACCACCCAAACGATTCTTATCTTCCATAAGCTGTCGTTGTATTTTCGGGGTGTAGTAAAGACTACGATTATCTCGACGAAGGTTTTGGTAGTAAGACCAATCACGTTCAGACGAGGCTTGCATGTTGACACCTTCTGTGCGAACCGAACCTTGAACCATAGGCTTAAAGTCTTTCTTTAGTTCACCAATAAGGTTAAAGAAAGCAGTGGGTGACTCCGCAGCAATCTCTTGCATACGTTCAATAGTCAGACCTAGCTCCTTAGCTTTGTCATGGATCTTAGCTGAAGCATCAGTGCCGTAGCTCTTTTCCATTTCCTCATTAACAAGATTTAGGTTTTGTTTGACAACAGAATCTTTATCTCGTTCAGTTAGTGTACGTTCAACAAGGCTCTTCAGGTCTTCCTCACTCAGATTAGGGTTGGTATTCCCGTCTGAAGTGTCACCAATATTATTTTTAGGCGTTACAGTATTCGCAGTGGTGGACTCTGCGGCCTTATTCTGTAACTGGTCTAGGAGACTCTTGGCGTAGTCCTGTTTACCTAAATCTTCTCTCAAGCTTGTGAGTTGTGATTCAAGTTGTTGTATATAACCGTCAGCTTCAATCTTGCCTTTAGCTAATACTTCAGGGTCTTTCCAATTATCGCCTTTTGCCTCAACGAGTTTCTGTACAAAAGAATCCTGTGGTGGGGTATTCTCAGTAGCTTGAATCTCTGGCTGAGTAGTGTCCGTGGTTTGACTACTCTCAGAAAACACATCCATGTTTTTAGTCCTTGTTAATTGTGATAAGTTTAAGCATGTCATCAAGTACTTGGTTGTACTCATTGACTGCCATCTGACGTAGTTCCCAATTGGGTACTTCGTAATCACGAACAGCTTCTTTCTTTTTGAAGTCATGTTCGAGAATTTCTTTAAGAGCATCGAAGGCATTCCGATAACCTAGTACCTCAGCCTTACGTTTCTCTTTCTCTTGACCCTTAAGCCCTTTAATCCAAGCTGCTTGCATTAGATACCCATCTCTTGGGCCAGCATCAGCTGCTCTTGGTTAATAGCTTCAGCTTCTTGCATCTGCTGTTGTGTCTCTAGTTGCTCAGAGATTGAGATATTCTCAGAGAACAACTCAGGTTCACCCAACTCTTCTGACAAGATACGAGCAAACTCTTTACCTGACAAGTGAGCAGCCACGGTAGGGTCTGACAACTTGATCTGATACAACTGTGTAAGGTTCTGGATACGACGGGCACGTTCAGCAAAGTGACGAGCACCTACAGGTACGATCTTACCTTTAGCTGTGATGTCATCCTTAGTGATAGTCTGGAACAGTACAGCACCCGTTGCGTCATCCATAACACGAATGGTATCGGACATATTCATGTAACGACGAGACACTTCAAGCATAGCATTCAGGATTGGCTCAAGGAACACACGTTCGAAGTGGGCTGTCTTATGCTCAAAGATACGAGAGGCTGAGTTCTGAAGTGACTGTACCTCAAAGGCTGTCTTCTCGCCAGGAGTGCGGATACCCATAGCTTGGCGGGGTGCGCCAGCCATCTCTTCCATCTTGTCTTCTAAGAGCCTAATTTGCAGGTCTGCTTGCAATGCTGTGGCATCAGGTGCCATGTATCCTACGTCACCCTCTTCACCTAGGTAGATACGACCACCAGGTTCGAAGTCAAAGTCCTCAACGTCACCACGGATCTTGAGCATTGGATATGCGATCTGATCGAACACGTCAGACTTCAAGTTCTCTAGGTGGTCAATACGATACTGCATACCAACCAAGTTGTCCAATGGACCCATGGCATATAGGTTGTCAGGGCGTGGACGCCAGCCAGCTTGGAAGATAGGAGCACTACCTAACCAGCTAGGATTTTCTTCGTTAGCCATAACATAAGCACGATCAACAACTGTAATGACACGGTTCTTAAGTAGCTTACCGTTCTCAGTATCGTAGTAGTCACCGTAGAAGGTTAGTACCTCAACGTAGTCTGACTCATAGTACTGTTGGATAGATGTAAAGCCATCAGCAATGTAACCATCAGCTTTGTCAAACACGCCGTCAGAGGCACGTACAGACGCCCTAGCACCCATCATCTTAGAGAAGACACCTTCCATGTAATCCTTAGATGGATCACTGTCGATCATGTCACGGATCTCTCCGAGGGTCTTAATGGACTTGATGATCTTAGGGGACTTCTCAAAGCTAGGTGCTGTAGGGTTAAAGCAGAGATCGTATGGTGATATACGAACAACCTTAGGGCCTACGTAGTTGACAACTAGATCACCAGCTTCTTTAACTTGGTAGTTGTCTTCCCATGTAACAGTAGCAAAGCAGTTACCGTACTGGATGTAATCATAGAGTAGATCACTGGAGATATTAACGAAGTCAGACTGACGAACCTTGTTGTCCATGTAGGACTGTATAACTGTACGTTTAGCTTTAGTGTTAGCATCCCGTGACTCAGCTTCCCAACGCATCCACTTAGCTTGTGGAAACAATGTAGCAAAGTAGTTAGCATGGAGGTTGTCCATGATCTGTGTGAGCTTAGGAGTAGTTGTACTGTTAGACCACGGAAGCATAGCATTCTTAGTTGTGCTTGTGTCTGTAGCATACAGGTAGTTACGTAACTCTTTCCATTCCTCAACTTTTGTCTGACGAAGATTAGACCATTCACGCCAACGGTTAGACACCTCTACAGCCATTGAATCTGGACCTAGCAGGTATTCTAATTCTATTGTCTCACCAGCCATTAGGAGGCTCCTCTAAATCTGTTATTAGCCCAAACAATATTAGAGCTTTTGTCTCTTCTGACATTCTTGAAAGGCTTGACAGCAATGTCGATAGCTGAAGCAAGAGCATCCTTAATATCGTCGTGAGGTGGATTACGTGACTGAAGTTCTTCTTCTAAGGTTTGAATGTTACCACCACGGTAGTGCCATATTTGTAAGTTGTCATAACGAGGTTCTAAAGTAGCTGAGATACGTTCGTCTTTATTACCTTGGTATTTGTTAGGTCTGAACTCATCAACACTGATGGCAAGTCCATGTTGTTTGATTAACTCTTTAAGCTGCTTAACGATGGCCTGTTGACCTACTGTAACCTCGGCACGTAACTTACGGAATGACCACTTAGTTGACAGCTGAAGAATGTGTTCGAAGTATTCAGTGATACGATCAGTACGGAACCGATCAATATCTAAGACATAGATGTTATTCTGTGAGTCAACACCAATGACAACAATAGCTGTGTAGTCAGCCTTCTTAGATAAACTAAAAGCAAAGTCGATTGATGCAAAGACGTTAAGCTTTGAGTCCTTGTAGAACCAGTGACCGTTCTCTTCCTTAAGAAGCTTACGTTCGTAGTACTGGAACCTACTGCTTTCGATTGGTACGTTGTCAGGATCTGATGGATCGTTGTAGTACTGTGCTCGGAACTGACCCTTGTCTAGGTACTGTCCACGTTTCTTAGCTAGTACCTTGATGTCGAACCCGAACCACTTACCATCTCTACGTTGACTACGAGGCCATAACATCTCACCTGTTCCATCTCCTCTGTCCTCAACTGGACGTTCAAAGATTTCATAGATGTTATCTTCACCTATCTTGTTGCCGTCATCATCGTACAAGTCTTCTTCCATTTGTAGAAGATCGTTGTATAGATCGACAGGATGGTAACGTGTACCTACTACCCACTCCCTAGCTTCTGCACCCTCAATGGATGACAAAAGAGAGTATTGACTCTTAACCTTGTTACGGCCCTCACCTGTGTAAGCATTCTCGTAAACAACAATGTCGTCTAGAACTGCAATGTCACAGTGCATCCCTGTAAGAGAAGTAGTGAGACCACCAGTAAAGACAGATGGGTCACGGACCTTCTCAGCCTTACGTAGTGGGTGGTCCAACATAATCTCTGAGTTAGTCCACCGTGTACGTTTACCGTCTTCTGGGTGTACGTGATCTGGCCAGTAACGACTATAGATCTCAGAGGTTAGGATACTCTTAATGAACCCTAGTTGTTTCTCTGCAAGGTTAGCCGTAGCTGAGATGTAGAGGATACGAAGGGTTGGGTCTTTGGTTAGTTCCCAAGCAACACGATAAGCAACTAAACGAGACTTACCGTGGTCACGAGGGAAGAGGAGTAGCTGGTGAGACTTAGCATCTTCATGGCCCCACCAGTTACACACGTCTTCATGACACTGCCCTAGAACTTGTTCTGGAGCTATTAACTTAATAAAAGTCACCAAGTCATTCTCAGCAGCTTGTCTGATTTGTTCTAATGTTGTCATTGTACCACGGTTATGTTACAGGTGTCAAGGAGTATTATTGTACGAATACGTCTTTGGAACTAAAGTTCCTGTTGTCTGAGATACGTATGACAACACTTCCTGATGCGTACCCTGATACAGTTGCACGGTAGTACACCTCCTCAGCATCAAACCCTACGCCTTCGTAGTTAGATGTAAAGGCATCTGTGTCAAACCATGTGCTGTTATCCCAGCTACGTTGCATAGTAACTGTGGCTGACCACGTACCTGACAAAGATACATTGAAGTGACCTACTACCTGTAGACCAGCTGTGCTTGTGTTAGAACCTAATGTTTCTGTTACAGCAACCATGATTAAACTCCCTCAGACTGAGCAGCTGCATACGCAGCCTTAGCAACATCAGTGAAGATTGTAGTTGCAATCGCAGATACGTCAGCATCCTCTGCTGTAAGATCAGCATCAGGTGTCAGCACATGGCGGTGGAATGAACGAGAAATCTCTACGTCATCCTCTGCAATGATTGTTGCTGTTCGTACCTGCACAATAGGATAACCTGCTGCAAGGTGAAGAACCTCGATCTTGTCGTTGATAGTTGTTTTAGTTAGGGCCATTTTTATCTCCTTGGCTGGACTGTCCACGCACTAGGCGCATAATTGTTTCTGCTAGAATATCAGGGCGAGGGTTTCTATCACCACTGTATTCTTCACGGATTAGCTTTTCGATTTCTTTCGTCATACCTTGAACCACCCTGATATACGAATCTTGGCCCCATTAATCTGAGACACGTTAGCAATTGTGTTAATAGCACTGTCTTGGATTTCTCTAAATACAATGTTTCCATCTGTACCTATCTCTGCAACGACATTGAAGTCTCCTGCTTGAAGGTCAAAGTCAGAAACAACAGGAGTGCCAAATACTGCACTTTCAGTTGGAGTAAAGCCATGCCCCCGAATGTAAAAGTTATTTCCAGAAGTCATTCCAGAGATGCTTATATTAGAGAAAGACAAGTTGACCCAGACCATGTTACCAATTTTGGAATACTGAGCAGTGTCTGTTGTTGAGCTTACGTTACCTCCAGAAGATGCGTCAAAGATAGAAGCTGTCCACGTTCCAGTAACAGGGGTGAACTCTAGCTGGTTAGATGCGTTAATCTTTGCACCTTCTGTGAAGGTATCTGTCGCACCGTTGTAGTGACCAAAACGTAAGACCTCACCGTCAGGTGCTGCTAGGTCATTATTGCCTTGGGAAATAAATGCTGGCTTGTTTCCGTCACCGTAGGCTGTCACAGAAACCTTAGCACCTAGAACCCAGATACGATTGACACGACTACCAGCATTCCCAGAGGCAATGGAGCAAGCAAGCATTGGTTGACCACCATGCCAAATCCAACCAGCACCCTCTAGTTCGTATGCTGTACCAGCACCATCACCTTGAGCCTTTGTCTCGCCTACAGTAAAGTCATCAATCTCTTCTACGAACTCACCTGTGACAGTGTAAACAAACACCTTCAGTGTGTTGCCAGTAGCAATGTTGCCTGTGAAAATGTAAACATAAGAACCATCACAAGCCGTGCTTTGTAGTGGGTAGGCCCCAGTGTCTAAGTTAAACGTCCAAGAGTAGGTCTGTTGTGTCGAGTAATCACCAGTACCACCGTTCATCAGAGTTGCTGTCTCGAATACTTTGACAAGGTTGGTGTTTGAACCACTATACTCAGTAACGAGGTAACGACCATCCAAAGAGATACAGGTTGATGCACTCCCTGTTTCACCACCTGTAGTTTCAGCATCAGTAAAGACTTGAAACTGCTGCACGTTAGAAACAGTAAGTTCAGTTCCAGCACCATCAGCAATTTGGAACCGTTTAATGTAACGGGCCTGATTAGTTACAGCCTCATTCTCACCTGTCCAGAACCAACGAGCACCTGACTTATCCCAAGAAATCTCTAACTCTTGGTGGCCTAGTGTAGTTAGAGGCGTAGAGTTGTAACGGTAGCTAGTTTGGGTTCGTCGTCCATCAGCCTCAAACTTGTTCAAAACACAAGTATCAGGATCACCAGTTACGTGGAGAGTAAAGAGTTCATTGGTGTAGGGATCAGAGACAAAGCCTTGAACTACGTTACCAGACCCTGTGCCTTGCTTGGTTAAGTTAAACCGTTCCAGTGCAGCCTGTGGGGCATTGATGACAGAAAGGGAATGATGGGCTTTAGGTGTAAAGCCAGTAACCATATTCTGATTTACTTTAGTAAGGGCCATGATTCTACCTTTATGTATGATAAGTGATAGTGATCCAAAGATCAGCAGTACCACTATTAAACTGAGAGCTGTCTGCATTAATATAAACGCCGCCAGAGATAACTTCTTTCAGCTTAATGCGAGAAGCACCGTTATCAATCGAAGGCACAATGCCAAGAGAGTTTGTAGCCGCAGTAAAGTAAGACATAGTAGCTATACCCTCCCCTTCACCATCTGCTGAATAGGGGACACCCTGCACATAGATATTTCCTGATCCCATGCCAGTTGTGTTCATGTTTAACAATCGAGCTTTGAGGTGCACCAAGTTACCTACTTTTGTGTAGGTAGCATAAGCAACAGTAGCTGTCCCTGTGTTGCCGCCAGATGTAGCATCAGAGATTACGGGAGACCACGTCCCCTCTTCATAGTCATCAAACAGTTCACTTGTACCACTGCCAGAGGTGGCAGAGAAGTCGATGCCTTTGCCTGATGTGCCAATGACAATATTGCCAGCACTAGATGTTATGTTTCCAGATGCAGTAACTGTTGTTGCATCCAAGGTATTGAATGTTGGGTTGCGGCCAAAGATGCCGCCCTGTTGTTTGATTGTCATTTTCTACCCTCACAAATATCCAGTAATTTCTATTAGTAAACGACCTGCACTGTAGGCTGCGTTTGATGTTCCTTGGCCAACTAAATACAAGTATTGATTAGCAGCTATTGTATTACCTCTAGTAATCGTTCCTACAGCTAAAGTCCCACTGTTAATAATTTGAGTTTCAGTCAAAGCTGAAATAGCTGTATCCTCAACACCTGTGGCTTCAGTTGCAGAATACAAATCAATATCAGCATCTCCACCAACAGGGGCTTCTAAGCAGGTTATTGAAACACCTAGAATTGTTCCGTTATTTGCTGCTGTAATTTGACCAAGATAAGCTGCACCCGAACCATTTTTGCCTATAATATCACCAGCAGTACCACCTGACTGTAATCCAGTTAGGTCCAACAAAATTGTAGTTGTAACTATGTTATTACTAGCAATGGTAGACGTTTTAAATATTGAGTTTGTAACTGGGGAAATACCAACGCCAGGTGACAACTCAGTGACGGATGGAGAAAGTTGTGTAATACTACTTACTGAACCACTCGAAATAGTAACATTACCAAATGTAAAAAAGTTACCTGTGACTGTACCTGTAATTAAATACGTTCCAGCAGGGACATAAACAGCAGATAAACCAGAGGCTGAGTTGGCAGCAGTAAAGGCAGCAGCATCATTGGTTGAGCCATCACCGACAGCACCGAAGTCTTTGACCGATACAGTCTCTTGCAGCTTAACTTGGGCTGTGCTATCTATAGCCCCCGCACCACCTTGGTTGTAAGATACATTAGTTGCAGGGGTTGTTCCCGTTAGAAGACTACGAAATACCTGTACTTCAATAGCTGAGTTCAAAGGTGGTGCTGTATCAAATGTAAGTGCTGTAGTTGTTACACTATAACCAGCCTTATTCTGATAGACACCATCAATGAAGACACCAGTATGGTCTTTTATCTGAGGTGCATAGGAAAGTGTAAAGGTTTTTGTGCTTCCATTACCTGTAAACTGGTTTGTAACAACAGAAGCCCCAGTTGCTGTTAGACCTGTAGGCCTTACAATTGAACCTGCAATAGTTAACGATTGAACTGCAACATCACGACCATTAAGAATATCGTTGTTGTTCATGTCGAGGTCAGCACCCATAGCATTAGGGGTACTACCATCTAATGACAAAGTATTGTCGAACCCTGTCTGTAGGTTCTCGAAGTTATTGTTTAGTGCCTGACGACTATAATAGCCTGAAGCAATAGTTGTAATATCTGGCTTCTTTGCCATGGTGTTTTATCCTTTACCTGTGGTGGATATATTAATTTAGTTTATTTAAGCCGAGGCGTTCAGCATCTTCTGACAAAAGAGACAAGGCTTCCTTGTTCATATCGTCATCTTCTTTAGCCTTGAGCTTACCTTTAGCTACTGAAGCTGTGTCTTTATCTAACCAACCTTTGTCTAACAGGAGCTTAGCTGCACTGAAAGAACTACGACCACCCGTCTTCATCTCTTCTGCAATGGCTCGGATAGCTTCGGACTTAACCTTAACTTCTACTTCCTTACGCCAACGAGCTACGTGTACCTTGATGGTAGGAGCATTAGAGATCGTCTGCCATACATCCCAGGAACCAAAGACAGCCTGAGAGAACTCATACTCTGTAGGGTCAGATGGAGCCATAGACAGGAATAACTTCTGTAATGACAAGAAGTGTTGACCGTGAGCTTCTATGTCATCACTCTTAAACGTGAACAATGACAGTGACGGATCATCGTAACTAAGTTCATAGAACAAACTTTTAGTACGAGGCTTACCGTTGCTTCCTTTAAGTTGGCTAGTCGAGAACATCATGGTGGGTTACATCAAAGTCCTGATAGTTATATTTAAAGAGAAGTATAACAGGGCTAATTTCTGGTGTCAACAACTAATATTTATTTTAATTATACTCCTGAAAGTATTGACACAGGTTAAAAGAATTGGTATAATTTCATTACTAGCCGCCAGGCGGTATATATACTATACATGTGTATACTAAGGTATCTACACTCTTGTAGTAAGCATAACCGTCTTAGCTATTCCTTGATGACAAATACCATAACGGTTATTTACCCATCAAGTAACATACATACAGATCTGTTTCAGATTCTACACTGGCTCTCCTTGGTTTAATTACCTTGGGGAGCCTTTTGCATTCCGTAGAAAATACTTAGAAAATGTTATGGTGCAATGTACATATAGAAGGATACCCCGTGCACCCCCGTGTTGCTCCATTTGTGATCACATAAAGCATGGGGGGTGGGGCATTTGCTGTGAGATTATCCTTTTGTGATCACATATGTATATAAGTAAATGCTTATGTACCTGCATGATTGACTGGGCAATACACCATAAGCTTCCCTTGCACAGCTATCCTTATGTAATACCTTGGCTATTCCCTTGGCTTGTACCTTGGCACATCCATCACGTTATGATGACACAATACATATGGTTACATATTACCTTAACTGATCACTGATTGTACTAATGTTACCTTGTCATACCCCTTGTTTATATGGTTGATTGAAATTAATTGTATATTTCTTTAAATTAGTTGTTGACATACTGATTTGTTATTGTCATGTTGTTTGCAGAACGAAACAAACAATGGATCAAAACAATGAAAAGAATTGCCCCACAAGTTTACTCTTACAAAGGTTACGAGATTGATGGTTATGAGAGTGAACAGTATGATTGGCGTATATCTCTCAATGGTGAATGGATTTTAAGCTTGCCACTTAAAAGAGACTGCAAAGAATGGATTGATTTAGAAGGGTAACCCTAAGGGGTTATCTCACTAACTTAATCTCCTTAGAAAGGAAACACTATGTCAAACTACAAGCTTATCGGTGTCGGAACAAACGCAAAGACTGTTAAAGGTGACGGCTCGGAATACTTAACTGGAATTGTTTACATGACACCTTGGAAAGTATCGGTACAAGGTAAAGTATTTAATAGTTGTAGCATGGCGGAACAAGCTGGTTGTATCAAAGCTTGTTTAAACACCGCAGGGCGTGGTGCAATGAATTGTGTGCAAGCTGCAAGGGAACGCAAAGCACAATGGTTTTATAGTGACCGTGATGGTTTCATGATACAACTCATGCAAGACATTGCTAAGTTTCAAACGTATTGCAACAAACGTGGTATTCAACCTGTCATCCGTTTGAACGGTACAACTGACATACGTTGGGAATTGGTTAAGCTTGACGGCCTAACAATCTTTGAATTGTTTCCACGTGTTTCATTCTATGACTACACAAAGATCGCCAACCGTAACACGGACCATATACCTAATTATCATCTAACGTGGTCATACTCTAATGCATCGCCTAAGTATGCTGCCATGATGCAAACAGCTTTGGATCGTGGTATGAACGTGGCCACAGTATTCCGTAAAGCTTTCGACTATGCCAACACTTGGGCAGGGTTACCGGTAATCAACGGCGATGCTGACGACCTACGCATACTAGATCCTAAGGGTGGTCACATCGTTGCCCTATACGCCAAGGGTAAAGCCAAGAAAGATATGTCAGGGTTTGTTGTAGACGTATAAGTATTGGTTTATTGGTGGCACTCAATAGGGTGTCACTAGATAAACCAAAACCTAAGCAAAGGATAAGACTATGACTAACACACAACACACAAAGATCATCAAGCATCTACAGACAGCCAACGGCCTGACAGTGCGAGAGGCATTGATAGAGTACAGCATAAGCAGCCTAACCAAACGCATACAGGAGCTCAGGGGCCTAGGCTGGGACATTGAGTCAGTACGCAAGAAACACCCTGTCACAGGTCAACGTTACACACGTTACTACCTATTGAAAGAAGGTGACGTATGATATTAACAGGTTACATAATAGGAGCAGGTTTTGTCATGGGCTATCTAATCTATAGGGAAGAAACAAAATGAAACAGTACATGTATAGGGTAGGCATATCGTTGTCAGTATTAGCTAACGTGGTCATGATGGGTGAACTACACCAGACATTCAGTGCACGTAACCACCAACGTAAGAGGGACAAGAAGAAGAACCTATGCGTTGTCATTGACAAGATGCTAGGTCGTGATCATTGCTTGATGTCTTGGTCACGGTGGGTGACAACAAGATGACATATGCGGAATACACAGGAAATTTACCTTGTCATTATCTTTACAGAGATGCTGAATTTGTATGGGCTGTAAGTAT